CAAAAATTCACGATCATCGCTGTTACCGTTAACTTCAGCAGCGGTAAAACCTTTGTCATTGAGAATTGCCGTGAATTTTTGGCTTGTCTTAATGAGGGGAAGGAATACCACGGTTTTACGGTCCATGCAGACTTTCGCCATTTCGTCGGCGATCTGGTGGAGATAAGGATCTAAAGCCGTATCAATATCGCTGGATTTAAAGTCACCGGCTTGCGTGGCAACCCCTGAAAGATCAAGTTTTAGGGGTATTGTTTGTGCTTTAATCGGTGAAAGATAGCCGTCTTTAATCGCTTTGGGAAGGGTATATTCATAGGCTAGTGATTCAAAGTATTGTCCAAGGTTCTGCATATCGCCGCGATCAGGTGTAGCGGTTACCCCCAATACTTTTGCTTTATCAAAATGGTTTAGGACACGCTGATAACTATCGCTAATGGCATGGTGGGCCTCGTCAACAATGATGCTGTCGAAGTGATCTGGCTTAAATTGATTGAGCCGTTTTTCTCTCATAAGCGATTGAACGGAGCCGACGACAACTCGATACCATGATCCTAAGCATGATTCATCGGCTTTTTCGACGGCACATCCAAGTCCGGTGGCCTTGGCCAATTTGTCCGCTGCTTGATCGAGTAGTTCCCCACGATGAGCAAGGACAAGACAGCGATCGCCCTGGCGCACCTGGTCTTCGATCAGTTTACTAAATACAATGGTCTTGCCGGTCCCTGTAGGGAGTACCAGCAGGGTCTTGTTTACCCCGCTGGCCCACTGTTCTTGTATTGCATTTTTAGCATTTATTTGATATGGTCTGAGTTCCATAACTTAAAACGCCCCCGGCGTAAAGGCAGGTTTTTCTTCATTTCCCGGTTCATAGAATTTCTTAATATCATTGCTATAACCGGTTTCACCATTTTTCATTGTAAATTCTCTGACTGTCAGTTTTGCACGGCCTTTAGATCCGACAACTTCATGCCAGCGGGGCTTAATTGATTCACCATGTTTTTTCTGCCCAATTCCAATAAAAAATTCTGAAATCATTCCCTCCGTCGACGTATGTAAAAATAGATTATGCTTAATAATTGCGGGATTATCAGGATCATCGGGATTGGTGAATTCTAGTGTAAAAACAGCTTTGGGACAAGCAGGTAATTTTCCTATACGGTTGCCGTCTTCATCATATCTCGGTTCATGGCGTTGACGCTCAAAGCCGGTCACTACAAAAGGGTAATCACCATTAGGGAAAACAACGAATTCCTTTTGATCTTTTGTTATCTCATCATCCCAATTCAATTCTCTTTCGATATTTTCTGCCATTTTAGATAGCCTCCTTAAATTTTTCTCCGACTTCCCGGAGCTCTTTGATCATGCCAAATACTTGCGGCCAGGCCCCGATCAGCACTCCTTGAATAAATCCGGGATCGTAATTTTTGATCGGTGTATTATCGGGATAATATCCTTTGCTCGTTACTGCCGCCTGCACTTCCTGGATGGTGGCGCCATCGTGCCGCATTAGATCGGCTAGGGCTTGCGGTACATCGCCTAAATCATCCGGCGGTGCAATATCGGGGGGAGGCGGAGCTTCTTCCTGTATAGGAGGAGCACTTTCATATTTGGATTTGAGCTGCTCATATTGGGCCTTGTCTACTTCTACGCAATGGCCTTCTGCGGCATATTCTGCTGCTTCTGCCTCTGTGTTGGTCATAAATACGCATTCAGATTCCGGGTGATGCCAGTAGCGGATACTATCCTTTGCAGGTGCCTTTTTCTCCTTTGGAGGTTCAGGTGCCGCAACTGTTTCCATTTTGGAAATTGCCACTTGCGCAGTTGCTTTTCCCGGGATGCAATGTGCAATCTGCTTATATTCAAACGGCATTTCATCGGGGAGGCCATGGCGGTTTTTGGCATCCCAGCATGGATGATGTGCGGCATGCATGACGCGCTTGCCGCCCTGAGCCTTATTTTTGCCCTTTGTGGCGCCCTGATTATCAACATTGACGACCAGGGTTTTATAGTTTGCGAAGAGTACCATATCTGCCCATTCTTTTAGTAGTGGTGCGGTGGTCCTTGCCATTTTAAGCTCCCAGCGGTCATATGCCCCGGTTTCGTCTGGCTGCTCAAATTTACGCATTTTGGCATGGGCACTTACGGTGACATTTATGCCGGCGTCTATAACTTCCGTTAGGGCGTTAAGAAATCGGCCCCATTCCTCGGCAAGATAGGTATAGCCTTTGCCCCATCCCCATTCTTCAAGACCAGAAAGCCCCGCTTTGCTGCAAATATGCGTGATACAGAGTTGTTCCGCCCAGTCGGCGGTATCGATTATAAGGGTTTTGCATGTATCGGGGTGGGATTTAATATATTTGATCTGTTCTAGGAGCATTGTCCAGCTCGTCGGTTTCGGGAGCCGGGCGACGTCCATATGTTTCGTGGATCCTTCGGTATCAATAAAGACCGGATCCGGGAATTGAGCGGCAAAGGTCGATTTCCCGATGCCCTCAGGACCGTAAATAACCACCTTTTGAGCTCCTGCTATTTTGCCTCTTGTGATTTCCATTTAAAATACTCCTCCTTCCCATTGTTTCACCGGAGCTGCTGGCGCTTCATCGGCGCCGGCAACATAGCCGTCCTCAATGATGATCGAACATTCGTCGCCGGTGCTGACGCGCGTTGCGATTGCTTGTAGTCCTTCGGCTTCAAGCCATTTGCCAAACTCGGCAAGGGTGTCGATGTCCATTTGCTCCAACTTATCAAGGAGGACAAAGCCGCATTTCTGGTTCAGCTGCTTGACGATGGCAGTCGATACTTTGAGCTGATCTGCGCCGGACATGTTGTCCCATTTAAAGCCGTTATAAGTCAGCTCGCCATCTTCGACAGACAGCCCCGGCAGCGGAAGATTGGCACCTTTTAATAAGTCAATCTTTGCCTGCCGTACATCGTTGATATCGCCGGTGAGAGAATCGTATTGGCGTTCATATTCCTTGGCGTCGTCTTCGGCTTTTTCTTTGTCGAGATTGGCCCGGACTTTGACGTTGATTTCTTCGATATTAGCGATATTGGTTTCCAGTTCCGCGGTAGATTCATCCTGTAGTTCTTCTACTGTTTTTTTAGCGGTATAGTAATTCTCTTTTACCGTCGCTTGCCTGGACTTTAATTCTTCCAGCTGGGCCTCTAAGTTGGTAATTTTAGCTTTCAAATCTTTGGCTTCTGCGATAATATTTTCAAAATTATCCCGTTGCCGCTGATTCTCACAATTCCGGGCAAGGATCTCTTGCTGCTGTTTGATGAGTTCGGATGCTGCAATCGGTTCTTTGGGCGCGTCCGGGTAATAGGTCTGCTCTTTTGCATATTTTGTTTTTTGGTCCTTGATTTGACCAATGGCGTGCCGGCGGTTGTAAAGCTCCTGCTCCTTTTGCTCTAGATCATAGAGCTTGTCCCCAACCCCTATGATCTGCAAAAGTGTTTGCGCCTTTTCTTTGTTGGTGGAGCCCATAAACCGAGGTAAGTCAAGGGCAAGCTGCTCAACAAATTCATTAAGAAGCTGTTGCCCGCCTTTTTTACCGGTGGGGTCGATGACCTTTAAATCGCTGTTTTTGCCTTTGCGCTCCACGATTAAGCCGTTATCCATGACGATATGGATATTGGGCGGTAAGACAGATCCTTCGCGCTGCGCCTCCGATGGCCGGTAACGATCCCCGCCAAGTGCCCAAGCGATGGAGTCCAACACGGATGTCTTCCCCTGGCGGTTTTTACCGCCTATTACAGTCAAGCCGTTTGCCGTTGGCTCGATCTTGACAGCCTTCACGCGCTTGACGTTTTCAATTTCCAGCTTGTTTATCTTCATATTTGACATTTCGCCTCCAATAATCTAAAATGTAATTAGGTATTTTTTATTTCGCTGCTGCTTCGGCAGCTTTTTTCTTTGTCATTTGCGCTTTTCGTTGTCGATATAAAACAACTCTCGCTCCGAGTTCCACCAAAGCCGATAATGACCTACCCAGTCGAGTTTGATTTTTAAAGTTTTCGTGGGAATTTGCACATACATCCTGGCCGAATGGTTTTTATCCTGCAATTTGAATCCGTTTACCGCATCAGTTTTTTTGATATACAGACGATCGCCAATTCTTGCCACCGTGATGTGATCGCCGGATCCAATCAACTTGCAGACATCTCTAGCGATAGATAAAGCCATGTAGTTCCCCTTGTCGATTAAGGTTAAACTAACGTCAACATTATCACCTGTCCGCTGGTTCCTCCCTTTTCTTGTCACAAAATTCAAATCGTTGTTATTCATCTTGTTCCTCCTTCTCGGCCTTGGCTATGATCTCATTTAGGCAAGACATAATCAATGCCTTTGCCGTCTTGATATGCTCTAATTTAGTGCATTCCTCAATATGACTCCGTACTTGGTCGTCAACGCATACCATAAAGCTAATTGCAATCGGTTTCATCCTGCTCCTCCGTCTCTCCCCAAATAATCCCGATTCCGTTGCAGGCTCGACATGGTTCGGTCGTTGCAGATGATGTATAAGTTTCAACGCCATCCGCCGCAAGGTAAAACCCACCAGGCACATTGCCGTGTCCGTTGCAGATCGGGCATTTATATGGTTTCATCTTGTTCCTCCTTCTCGGCTTCGGCAATTTTAAGCTTAATAGCACCCACCGAAACTAACATGTTGTTATTGCACACTTCCTTTTTCCAAAGGGGCATTTCTTCAAGCTCTGCGCAAATCCTATCGTATGTGGATTTTTTATCCATTCATTCCCTCCATTCAAAACATATTTGCCTATCCTCTTCGGCGAACTGCCGGTCAAAATCATGCACGGTTCGCCCGTCTGGCTTAAAATGGACTGGGCTATCATTGTCCCATTTGAGCATCAATTTCCAATATTCGGGATATTGCTTGCGGAGTAGGCGGAGCTGCCCAACTGGTTGATTGTGGCAAAACCAGCATCCACCACGTGCCGATTGCTTGTATATCGGTGATAGCAAATCAAGCCTTTCACAGATTTGACGTGCTTCGGCTTCTGTGATTCCGTGCTCAACTAGTGGAGAGTGTTTTCGATCAGTGAGATTATGAAAGCGGTTCGGTTCGTCTGCGGCGATGCCGATATATATAATTGCATCTTTTTCTAGTTTTTTTAACCACCTAGTTTTTAGTTCACTATTACACCACGAACCCTTAACTAATGGAAATCCATATATTTCTCCTTTGCATTTACCTTTTGAAAACTTTGTATAAAAACGCTCCTCATAACTTTTCGGTGCGTGTAAGTGTTCAACCTCAATCCCGTACCGTTCTTTGATGATCTTGTCTGCCTTGCCCTTAAATTCCATCATCGGCGGCAGATCGGCCGGGATCGTATCCGTTGCCATGATCTCAACGTGGACAATGCGGTCAAGCGGCATATCGTGTTGTTTGATTATTTCCAGCATGGCGATACTATCTTTGCCGTATGAGAGAGACGCTATATACTCCATTCATTCCCTCCATTTAGGTAATTAACCATTCTTGCCGCCTTTTCGCGAGAGTCATAACAATTTTCAATCACCCAGTCTCCGTTTGGGGTGTAATAGCCGACCGCCCATAAAGAGATAATCTCAGTCCGTCTATAAACCCACATCCATCATTCCCTCCATTCCGTTTCTTGCCATTTACCATCTACAAAAATTTCAATTTTAATGTTTTCCATTTCTCTATCTACTTCATCTTCGAGATGCGCCAACTCACCCTTTTTTCGCGCACTTTCAGTTTTTAGCCATTTTCTAAAAACATCATTATCAACTAACCTCTTAAATGCCTTTTTCTTGTTTTGTTCAAAACTACGTTCTTCTTGACATTCGGCAATAGTACCGCTTGATGGGTGAATTATTCTACAAGCCGACATTGTTTTATTCCTTTTTTGACCGCCCTTGCCAGAGCCTTTGAATGGCTGTACTACAAAATCTCCTTTTTCTTTCGATAAGGATAATATTAATTTTCGCTCCATTTACGCTCTCCATTCCGCCGCCGCCACCAGCTTGCCGGGGCTTGATCCGTCGTCGGCAAAAGCCGTGCATAATATGGTGACACTGCCGTTGATTAAATGGATTAGTTGTTGCTTGGTCATTCGTTGGTTCCTCCTTTCACTGGGGCTGCAAGCCAGTCCAACAGATACTTACGGCAATCCTCGGCGGTTACATTGTCCGGGTCATTACAGCATTTCGGTAGATTTTTGCAGTAGGCGGCATCTAAATCACTGATCAATAGTTGGTCTGCTAAAGCTTCAGGGGAGGAGGCTATCCGTTCAAAATTTGTTGCCATCACATCACCCCCACGATCACCAGCACCGTCATAATCAACGCCACGGCCATACATGATGCGGAGAGCAGTAGCCCCCATTGATCAGGGCCCCACCCCTGCTTTGGCTTAGGAGGGTGTTTAAATTCATCAAAGGGGTTCGATGGTCCGTTGTATTTATCGGTCATTTTTCATACTCCTTTTCAAACATATCCTCCGTCCAGTTCCATTCGCCGTTGTCTTCTTGGATTGCGAAGCACTTCCCGTTGGTGTCTCGATCTACTTCTGCTATCGTCACTTCTTGTCCCCGCCAAGGTTTCATGTCATTAACAAGCGTATCATCTCCGTACCACTTCGCGTGTTCAAGATCGCTTCTTACTGTGACTTTGTCGCCGGGTTTATAATTCATTTTTGGCCTCCTTTTTCAAATCTTCAATCCGGCTTTTTTATTGCCGGCAATGTATTGTTGCATCCTCTCCGCAAATACCCCGGATATGTCTTGTAATAGCGCTTCTTCGGCGGCTTTTGCCTCCGTTGTAGCTTTGATATAGAGGGGGACCGCAGGGAGAAAATCCCCTGTCTTGGGGTCCCTCATGGCGGTAACTCCTACTTGGATGTATTCAGCCATCTTTACAGCTCCTTTCTTCTCTTAGAGAAACAAAAGCATTTGCCGAAAAGGTTGATTTGCAACCAAGCTTCAGCGTATCGCTGATCTTCGCATTTATAGGTTGTAAGGTGATGATGTATCATATCTTTCTCCTTTCTTAGCTCACGTTTTTATTGGGCGGGGTTTTGGTTTCGGCGTCGGCGAATAGATACTCCAGTTTTAGCCCCGGAAACAATGCGTCTCGTATCATGCGCGCTTCCGGAAAAGAAAATTGAGTTTCGCCACTTAATTTATTTCTGATTGTTTTTTCAGAACAACCTAATACGAGTTGCACATCTGACTGACCTATGCCATATCGAGCCATTTCAGCTTTAAGGTTATTCAAATAAATCGCTCCTTTCTTCTTTTATTTACCGTATTTGGTAATTACAAGATTATGATAAACTACAATTTGGTAATTGTCAATAGCGTTTAGCTAAAAAATAACCAAATTCGGTAAATTTTTATTGACATGGCTTAGTAAAAGATATACAATATGGGTATTAGAAAGTGGGGTGTATTAATTGGACTGGATTCAAAAACTAAACGAAATGAAAAAATGCTCAGGGAAAACCACGGATGAGATTGTTGAAATATCCGGTATTCCCAAAGGGACACTTAATAAGATATTTGCAGGAAAAACCAGAGACCCCCACCCGTTATTTATATTTGTCAACGGATTGTTTGGGATCATCTGTAAGCGGTGAAAGAACACCCACCTTCCGGAGCTTTCCGACTGGTGGGCTTTTTCTTGTGCAACACGAACCAAGCCCCTCCGGGGGCTTATTTTTTTTTTTTTTTTTTTTTTTTTTTTTTTTTTTTTATTATTTTTTTTTTTTTATTTTTTTTTTTTTTTATTTAAAAATATATTATAAAAAAGTAGAAAAACAAAAAAAAAATAAAAAAAAG